CCAGCAGCCGACCAGGACCAAGCCACGCAAGAAGGTCTGTGGAAACGGCGCCGTTCCGTTTGCTCCATTGGGATATCCAAAGAATTCTACATCGTCAATCGATGCCGTCACGTAGCCGAACGATCCCGTGCCCGGATACGTAATCCTGATCCCAGCCGCCGTCTGCCCGCTCGGGCTTTCCGCCAAGAGAGACAGACCCCGAACCGAAACCTTGTTCAAAAGGCTGGGCGGAGCAATGTCGAACCCAATACCAGTATGCTGAATGTGAATGCGCGTCATGCCGCGGCCCGCCCCGCGAATGGCAACGGGCTTGCCGCTAATACTAATTGAACTCTGCAGCCAGTAGTCGCCTGCCGGCACAAAGATCTCGCCACCGCCCCCGGGCAATTGCGCAACAGCGGCATTAAACGCCGTGCTGCAATCGGGGCCACCCTGCACGGCCCCGAAGTCAAGAACGTTCGCTGAGTCCACGGCGCGCTTTGCAAGCGAACGCACCACGCCGCCCGCCGCTACCTGCACTGTGCCCAGGCTGACATCACTGGCCACAGGACTTGTCACTTGCCCCGAACCATTCAGCGCGGCGAAGCCACCCGCCGGTATCTTAGAGCCAAGTATCGCAATGCTCGACTGGGCCGCCGACAAACTCTGCGCCAAGCTGGTCAAGCTGCCCGAGACGCTCGAATCTGTCGAAGCCGAAACCACCCCAGCTGTGCTGATCGCCACATTGCTGCCGCCACTGAACAAAGACCGCAGCGCGGTCACAGGCAGCCGCGCCGGCACACCTCCCGAATTCAGGACCACCTCATCGCCGGCCGCAAACGAGGATACGGGCGTGAAAGCAGCATGGTCCCCGCCATTGGCCACCAGAGACGCATTCTGGATGCCAACCCCCAGCCCAAGCGTCAGCGCCTCCGGCCCACCCGGCCCCAGTGATGCCCGGCCCAGAACAGTCTGACTCGGCACCTGAATGGCCGGCTGCGTGCCGCTCAACAGCTCAGCTACGCTCACTGCGCGCGTAATGCCGCCTTGGCTCAGCGGTATTTCATCCTGGGCGCTTGCTGCTGTTGCATTCGGCAGTTCTGGAATCGTCGGCATTCACATCTCCAAAAACGACAATAGCCAGCGTGCGGCGCTGGACGCCGTCCGCAACCTGCGCATAATCTTGCTTGTTACAGTCTGACGCTCAGCGGATCGTTAGCGGTGCATGCGCCTGGTCGGTCAGCGGTGCGCCCGCCTGATCCGTGATCGCCGTTCCGAATGGCGCCGGTACGGACAAGGTCTGCACCGGCAACGCGATCGTGCGCGACAACGTCCGCCCACCGGTCGTCCCAACTACGACCGTCACGGCGTAGGTGGTCCCCGCCACGCCGGCACCCATCCAAATCACCGCCAACTCACCATCTGCGCGCATCTCCTGCAACGCCAGATCAGCCGCACCCGCCGGGGCAATCGCTACATCCAAAGTCGCTATGCCATCCCCGGAATCACCAGCCAGTGCATGGGAAAAGTCGACCACGTAGTCGAGGACATCGCCCGGATCTTTCACCGGCCAGGAGAGCGGCGCCGGCGCCACCTGCCACGTTCCGTGTGGATACGGCCCAAAGCCCTCCACCACCACCACGCGCGCCGTGCTCGGCTGCCAAATCGATTGTGCAGGTGTGCCCATGCCCGCTCCCCTTCGTGCTTATCGTTCCGCCACGCCGCTTCTGCCTACCACTCCACCAGCACCAGGCCAGGCGCACCCTGGCCGCCCGCTCCACCGCCTATGCCACCCGAGCCGCCACTGCCTGGCGCAATGCCGTTGCGGCCATTGACCGAGGCGGTGCCAGCACCGCCCACAGCCAGCCCGCCCGCACCGCCGAAACTGCCGCCCCCGGCCCCGCTTAAAAAGACGCTGCCCAGGTTCAACGCATCCCCTCCAGCCGACCCCGCCACAGAGAGGCCGGAGCTGCCGCCCGGGCCGCCGGCGCCCGCCCCCAAACCCACACCGCCGGACGATCCCCCGCTCCCCGCTGCCCCACCCACGGTCGATGCAAGACCGCCAAAACTCGAAGCCTGCGCGCTCACATTGCTGGCGCCGATCCCCCCATTGCCAACTATGACGGCAAAGGTCTGGCCAGGCGACACTAGGTAATACCCTTCGCTATACCCCCCACCAGCCCCGCCGCCGCCTGCACCCCCAAGCCCCCCTCCGCCGGCGCCGCCACCCGCCCACACACGCACCCTCAGCGCGCCCACCCCCGCCGGCACTGCCCAATTGCCCTGATTATTGGGTCGAAACACCGCCAGATTATGCGTGCCAGGTGTCAGCTGCGGCATCTTCCAGTTCAGAAAAGGCGCTGTCGGCAGCGTGGTAATATTTCCAGCCGTCAGCACCGTCTGACCATAGGCGACCGTGATGACATATAGTCCGATCCACCCGGCATCCACCGGCGGCAAAGACAAACTTCCCGCCGCCAATGGGGCGCTCGCCTTCACCGCAAGCTGAACGCTCTGCTGCCGCAGCGTCATCTGCGCCGCGCCATTATTGCCCGCACCGCTAAAGGGCTGCCCTGGCATCGCCGCGTTGTAGTAGGGCAGCACCGTCGCGCCGCCATCTGCCTCCAGCAAGCTGGCCTGGATCAGGTAGTTGATGATTTGGCCCGCGGAAGGCGGCGGGACGAAACTGAAAATCGTGCTCCCGGTGCTGATCCCCATCCGCACCAACGGTGCCGTCGGCAACGCGGACAAGGAACCGTATGGAAGCGTGTCGATCGCGCCAAATTGCGTCATCGATCCCGGCCCCACAGAGACGGACATTGATGCCGGCTGGCTTGGGCCGCAAACCAGCCCATCGGCGACACTGGTTGTTCCCAGAACCGCTTGTGCCAAATACCCAAGCGCCACCATCGTATTGCGCTGCACATTCAACAAATCCGTGTCCAACGGAATACTGCCCGGATATACGATTTGCCTGTCCAATGAGATTCTCTCCTTTGTTGCCGGATACAGAAAACGGCGCGCGGCAAGCAGACCTACTCAAGGCAAGCCTACAGGGGGTCCGACGCCCAAGATCATGCTCACCGGTCAGTTCGTAATTTGAACCCATAAGCGGTATCCGGCGGGAACGATCGATTGCGCCACCCGATATATCTCGGCATCACTCACCTGGGTCCGCACAAGGGCCAGGCTTCCGCGCCCAAGCACGCCGCCGGTCCCGTATCCCGCAAGTGCCGCAATACCCCCGCCATGCGGCCGCCGAACAGTCAGGAAACTCTGAAAAGGCAACGCTAGATTGCCGTAGCCCCCCGCACAGCCATACCCCACCCCTCCCGCGCTGTACCCGCCTGTATCCCGCGGCCTTACGGGCTCGAAGATTGCAGCCTGCTGGCCCGTCAGATCATACATCGCCTGCAACAATGCCTGGCGCGTGGCGCGGGAGCGTAGAAGCTCCTTGCCAATCCGAGTCCCGAATACTGCATCGCCTTCGCCTGAGCGACGCTTCAGACCGGCGCCAAAAAAGTCCACACTGATCAGATCGACAAAGCAGCCGCTCGAAGTCGCCAACCGCGCCTGTGCACGAACCGCCTCGACTAGGTTGTAAATCCCCGCCCAGGCAACCCCAAATCCAGATAGCACTTCTTCCAATGCCGGCGCGCTATCGGCAAACCAGCGCGTCGGCAAAACCCGCCGCATGCGGCAAACAAAGTCGGCAATGCTCCCAACCATGTCAGCTCACCAACACATTGCTGGCAACAATCACTGCGCTCGGCCCCGCCACAACATCAAGTGCAGCATTATTCACCATCGTATTGCTTACGCTCATCACCGCCGGGTCAGCGCCATGCGCCAAGGCTTCAAGCTTGGAGACTGCGAGCGTTCCACCAACCGGCAACTGACCCACCCAAGCATATATTGCGTTTTCAATGCTCGAACAGATCGTGCTATGCGCCACGCCAGTTGCAGTCATGACTGTCATCGTGACTGTTGCAAACACCACATCCGGGCCCGTCACTGCGAACGAAGCACCGATAGCTCTCACATTGTCTACAGCCAAGCTGGCCGTTTGAATCAACGCAGCGGGCGGACCCCCGGTGCCATCATCCACAATCACCCAGAAACTGCCGATTTGCGGCTGATATGCTGTATTCACATTCTCAAGTATCGCGTAGCGCAAGCCTTGCCGAACTGACTCAATGGCAAAGGCGACCGCCCCCACCGTAGCAAGCGAGCGGCTGTTGATGTACAGCTGGAAGCGTGCGCGAAAGTCTGCATCAGCCTCGGCATCAAACCCGCCTGCCAATGGCGCTGTATTGGTCACATAGTCCACGCCAGGGATCGCCGTCGCTAAAGTCGTGATCGTGCCGGCCAGAACGTTTCCAGAAGTCCCCGTTTGCTTCGCTTGCACAGGCACAGTCACGCCACCAGCAGGGGACACAAGATTGTAACCGGACGTGCCATTCCATGCCGGATGCGAGGCAGATGCGGTGACCACAAAACTCTCCGTCCGATCCTCTGTCACGACGACTGTGGAAACTGGTATTACAGCCGCCACCCCCGGCGTATACCGGGAAAAAGTCACCTGCCCCGCGCTGGCAGAGCCCGTCAGACGTGCCAGGCCGAAATCGGCCATCCAACTATCCAGATCGGCCCCCGCACTCGTAGACGCCCGAGTCATCGACAGCACTTGCAAGATCAACCACTGCAGCCACAGCGCAACTGCGGCACAAGCCTCGATCAGAGCGCGCAATACACTGCCGACCGACACATCCACCAGTTGTGCCGACCCACCCTGCACGGCAGCGGCCATGTTCTCCAGCAAAGCCGAAAATTTCTGGAGGGGCAGGATCATGTCAGCTCCCGACGCTAAAAGAAAGAACCTGGGTCGAACCTATCGCCGCGTCGACATACCGGACCTGAACATACACGCTGCCGTCACCAGTGCTCCGCACATCAATCACCGGCTCGGGCAAACGCGCTACAGCCGGCTCCATGAAAATCTGGCTTCGGACAACGGCCCGTATGGCGGCTACATCTGCCGGCGAACCAACAAAGCGCGCCAGACCAGCACCGTAGTCCGGATGCCAAACATAATCGCCTGGGTTTGTGAGCAACCGGCGCAGCACGCGTTGTTGCCCCAAAACTGTCCCAGACACCAACGCCAAGTCGCCCGTATTGCCTGTTGCCAAGTCCTGGCTCCAGATCAAACTCGTATCCTGCATGGCGAAACCCTTTAATCCGTGGGCTGCGGCCCATTGTTCCCAGGCGGGTGAACATGACCGTTATAATGCCCCCGCAACGTCGAGAGCGCCCCGTGTCGGTCAAACACATCCCCGTTCACATGCAGGTCCCCGGTATGGCTCCAAGTCGCAGCGGAACTCTCGATAGAACCATCGTTACGCAGTTTCAGAAAGCTTCCAGTCTGATGTACGAGCCAGAACTCACCAACTGGCGCCTGCGGTGCCTCCGCGGCCGCCGACCACAACCGTGCCACGACAATGCCGTGCTCCGCATCGCCCTCTTGCCAAATCACCAATACCTGATCACCCGGCGCCGGCGGACATGCCAATCCCCACCCGGCTCCCACCCAACACGTGGCCACAGGCAGCCACCCAGACAACACATTCTCGGGCTGGATCAAGACACGCGCAGTGCAGGCCGCCGTGTCGACAGACGACACGACCGCCAACCGCGGCTGTCCCCACCCCTGATCGATCTGACTTGCCTGCGCCTTAACAACATTCAGAAAACTGTCCAAGCGGGTAACCTCGCTTCCAATCTCTGCACAAAACCCTCATGAAATGACAGCCGACGACTGACGTCGCTCACCATCCAGCTCCCGTCGAAATCTGTTCCCGTGTCGGCGAGCGTCAGGATATCTCTTGGCTTGGTCGTCAGATCACCTGGCATCTCTATCGTGACAGAACGCTCATGCTGTGACATCTCCGTCAGCACACGTTGTGCTACTTGCAGCGCCGAACTTTCCGTCAAGTTCGGTTTCACGACCACGTAAGATCGGCCGCCACCGCCACCAGCGGTCGTACTCACTGTCTGCACCACGCTACGCTGACCTCGGCAATCCCAACTTTTGACACTCACATCTAGACCACCGCTTAAAA